CGGTATCCGTCGCGCTCATTCAAGATAAAGACCCCTTGAATTGTGACCGGCGGCGACCCATACATGACGTTATGAATTCCACTTAAGGCCGCGACCATGGCGTTTCTCAGCGCAACCACGTCTTCATATTTGCGAGCGAACAAGTCGGCTTGAATGCGAAACGTGGTCATGTTGACGGCGCCGTCTTGAACATAGTTGCGCGGCGCAGAAATTACGTTGTAGCTGATCGCCGGCAACGTTTCGTTTTGCGGAAGTTTGGTTGGCGAGACGCGCTCGCCGACAATCGCCGAGACTGCCGGTTGAGCCACTACCATTGCCACGAAAGCCTGTTCAATCATTGCTTAGCTGCCTGGCTTCCGTTTCAATTATGACCTTCAGCTTGCTTGCAAATCGACGCAACACCGCAACTTTCGTGGCGTCAAACGCCGGTCGCAGAAACGGGGCCGGGGGCATTTGACCGACGAACTTTCCTGATTCGTGATATCGCGGACCGCTTCCAAGTTCTACAACAAGACCGTGTGAACCGGAGTTAGGTCTGTCGGTTTTTGGGCCGACATAAACCGTCGCTTCGTCTTTTCGGTCTAGCTCACCGCCTGTCGCCTTTTCAGAAACAACCAAACTTTTTGACAGACCAACGCCGAGCGGGGTAGCGTCCGGGGCTAGCATTGCGGCTTCGTCGCGCATCGGTTCCCCGGCGTCAAGCAGAGCCTCAATAACAACATGCCATTGTATATTATCGGGAAGCTTTTTCAGCGCCCGTTGCATTTCCTTCAAACCTTCAAGTTTCATTCGGACGCGCGCCATTATGGCTTTTCCCCGCGCGCGACGCAGACCAATTCGACGCCATCTTTGCGCCCGATTTCGATTGCACCGAGTATGTTGTAAGGGCGCGACTCATACATGACGCGATGCGTGTCAACTGATATGTCCGCATAAGCCGGCCAATATCCGACACGAAAGATTGTTGTCACTTCCGCAAATCGCTGTTGCGCTGCGAACCGTTCCGTTACCGCGGAACCTTCCATCCGTTGCGCCCAAACCGTGCGAAGGTTGGCCCAACTCTCGACCGCCTCACCGACGCCGTCGCGCGCAACAGTCTTGACTTGTATAACAATTAGACGGTCGCGGGCGCCGGCTCTCATGGGCCGTAAACCCGCAGTGTCTTCAGCGCGTTGCGGAATTGCTCAACCGGGTTCACATTGAGATTCAAGGAAACGTCTTCCCGAACCTCATACATAGTTCCGGCGCAAACCATTATAAATTGTTTCGCCAGGTCGGGAACTGGATTCGGCGGCGAGGCGTCTTCGTCGTATCCGCATGTAAACGTGACCTCAACAGCGTTGACGCGGCCAGACGTCGGGGGCCAAGGCGTTTGAAACGCCGGCAAAATCATGCCGTGCGGATCGCCTTGAATGACCTCATAGTCCGTCCCCGCAACAAGCGTTGTCAGTGTGTTGCTTGTGTTGCGATACCTCACTGCATCGACAGAGATTAGCGGCGGATAAGGAAGGAAGATGGCGGCGTCCGGGTTATTGCGCTCCTGACACGGAAAGCCGTTGAACGTAACGCGCCATTGTTGCGGCAACAGAGCGCGCCCTAGCCAGCCGTCGCCGGCGTCGATTTCATCGGTTGCGGCGGCGACGCGAAGCGCAATGGTTGCGTCTTCAGGATGCGAAGGCGGCGAGCCGGTCAGGTCTAACCGCAAATGTTCATGCATTTCCGACAGTGTGACAACCGGGCCGAGCGGCCCGGCGGTACGGACGCGGGATGTAATCAACGGTAATGCTCCGCTATCCAGGCGACGCGGTCGGAAAGCGTCCAGGGGTCTTCTTGACCATGGAAGTTAACAACCTTTGCTCCCTTGGGCAAGTCCCCACCGTTTGGCTTGCAGTGAACTCGCCACGAAACCGCGCCGTCGTCTGCCTTCCATCTGGCCTCATTTGGCCCCAAAGCAAGCGCAATCCAGGCTTGGTCTGACCCGAAATAGCCCGCCGCTTTTCCTTTCTTCGGCGAGCGAACAGGGTCAAACCCCTCCCATACCTTCCGGCCTAGCTCACCGCCAGGGGTGAACAACTGCATTGCGCCGTTATAAGGCGAAGTCTTGTTGAGATTGTCAGCCCATAAGACGCAAGGCTCCGGCCGGTTCCATAGCGTGTCAACGCTATCAACTAGGACCATATCCAGGTCAATTTGTAAGATGCGCTCGCCGATAGTTTCGCGCGCCCACTCTGACCAAAGCTTGAGACGACGATAACATGACGGGTTGCCGGCGCCGTGCGGATTCTGAACGTCGGCGTAGTCATCCCAAAGCTTATGCCAAGACATGTTATTGTCATGATGTACGTCATGAAGATTCTTGAGGCGGTCTGTGACGCAATGGAACCGATGCGCGCCGCTATAGTGGCGCGCAACCATGCGCCGCATGATTTCCACATGCTCGATTGAGTACTTGGACCGATAGCCGGGGCTATCCCAAAGGAACGTTACAACGTTCAACATGTCTTGAAATCGTCCGTTTGCGTGTGGCCTATATGCCAAACAATAGTTCGTTCCGGCCGCAGCGTTTGAATTCTCTGCAAACGACCAAGCGACAAATCTTTAAACCGCGCCGCTTCGTTCGCCGCCGCGCACAAGAGAGCCGCGTTCGTTATGCTGGCTTGACCGCCCCAATGTGCGCTGGCGCCGAGCCACGAACCGGAAGCGTCTTGAAACTGAAATTGCCAGTCAATCGGCTCTTTAGTTCCCATAATGTGTTGCCCGGTGCGCTGTCTCGGTCCGTGTTCCATGCGTTTGTCGCCATACAGGCGGACGCAATCGAAACGAACCAACGCGAGCGGCAACCACCTTGGCAACGCGGCGACAAACCTTTGATCGTTCTCCAAATGTAAAATATGCGTTGCGCCGCGATTTAGTGCGGCGTTCCACATGTAACGGACTGCGGACAACTGACCAACGCGGGCTTGAGTTGTATAAACTGTTTCAAAGCCGGCGGCGGTAGCAATTTCAAGATTGTCGCGCTTAACACTGCCGTCGTCGGCATGCAACAAAATGTGCGCTGGACTCTCGGCATGATTCAGATAGCCGAGCACTGTTTCCGCGGTGTATGCCGGGCGGTCTGCGGTCAGCAAACAAACAGCGAGTTTCATCTGCACAACTCTACATACGGAACACCGACACGCGCGCGCGCCAAGAACGTTCCGTCCCTCTTGAAATCTCGACGCAGCGTCGCGACCGCCGCCTTAGCTTCTTCGCTCTTACGCGTAAGTGTTCGCTCTGAAGCGTCTGGAATGTCGTCGCGGCTTACACGAACAAGCGGGAGAGGAAGCGGCTTAACCCTGCCCGCCGCTCTCACGCGCTCGATGAACGCGTAGTTCTGCCCGTAATATCCTCGATATCGCTCATCGTAACCGCCGACTGTCTCCCAATGTGTGCGATGAAAAAACCACGAATCAGGGTGCGGCTTGTATGACGCCCCCGACGAATATTCAACGCGTTGGAACGTATACGCAGTGTTCGGGTTAAGGTCATACGTTTCAACCGACTCCAATAGCCCGGCGAACGTAGTCGACGGGACCATGTGGTCAATGTCGGTCAGAAGCAACCATTCACCGCCAGCATTGTCGGCGGCAATGTTGCTCGCTACCCGATGCGACCACGGCACATGCGGCGGCTCGATACGGAACCGCCGACACCTAAACGTCGCCGTGCGCGGACACTCAGGCATAAGCTCTTCGCTAGCGTCGTCGCAAACCACAAGTTCAAGCTTATCCCGCAAACGCTGCGAATATGTCTGAAAGTTGAGGTAATGCCGCGCGAGCATTCGCGGATTGTTGTGGTATGGCACACAAACTGAAATCATACCGCCATGTCTCCGAACTTGAACGACTTAATTAGACTGTTGCGGTTCGTGTTTATCACACGAATTCCGCGCGCGTCGAATAGCGTTCGCGCGACGTCACACGCTTCAGCCCAAACCCGGAACTTGCTGGCGCTATTCGCACAACCTTCACCGCGCAGGCGCCATTCGCTTTCCTTATGGAAATGCTTACCTTGATGATCGAAGCCGAACAAATACACAAGTTGAGGGCGCAACACATACGCCAAGTTGAGCGCACAATAACCGGAATTAGGCCCGTTCAATTGGTTTTCTGTTGACCCAAACGTCGGGGTTGCGTGGTTGCAATCGAACAGCTTTATCCGACCATAATGCGCCGCGTCCCCACCGTCGCAATTTGCCGGTAAATGTCGCCACGCCGATGTCCGCACATAAAGCGGCGGACCGTTTGCGCTCATGAAGTGCTTCGGAACGCGATAACGAATCCAGCGCCCGTCCATTGTAAGAACAGCGTCATGGCGAACGTGCATGAACGCATCATTCACGGCGATAACGAAACCGGGCGCGCGCGCCGCGCCGCAATCGAGCGCAGACGGACCGCACGCGACGACACTAACGATTGAATGCGGCGAAGAAATGCTTTTCATTGTACCACGTTTTGCGATTCCAACTTGGGAGCGTTGCCGTAAGCCCGGCCCAGACGTCGGCGGGGTAAAGCGTAATGTGACACCCGCGGCCGTCGGGTAGCTTGTGCTCGCAAGGACGCAGCGCAATCACAAGATAATACGCGCGCCGGGCCAAGCTCTCAACGTGATTCAGGACCGAGACAACCCGGTCTGATTCGACATGCTCTAGAACGTCGGTACAGACGACAAGGTCGGCGGGCTCCGGTAGCGCGGCGATTTCCGGAATGCCTGGATCATACTCCCGCACGTCGAACCCAAGCGGACGCAATTGCGGCGCGAGCATTCGAGCGCCGGCGCCGTAATCGAGAATCGACTTGCAACCGAACTCAGCCGCCATAGCCGCCACTTCAGGGCCGCGCCGCTTGCTTGAGGTTCCCCAAGTCGTGCGCGCGTGCATCTTTTCCAGCTGTTCGCGATAGTAGGGCGAACAGAGCGCTGCGGCGTCTACTTTTGACAAAGAATTAGGCATTTCTTCCACGCGTCTTCCTTGATTTCAACACGCGGCCAGCCGGCGGCGCGCAACCTCTCAGCCCACCATTCCGCCGACTTGCAAACAAGGTGCGCGTTGCGGCCGTCTGGGAGGATTTTCTTCGCGGGCTGTTTGGCAATCGCAAAGAAGCCGGCTTTGCGCGCGAGGCGGAACGTGTGAAGCAAGACCGCATCGACCTTTTCAGGTTCGATATGTTCGAACACGTCGGTTGAAACGACAAGGTCAACCAGCTTCGGCGGAATGTCCTTTCCAACAATGCCGGGGTCATACTCATAGCAACGCAAGCCTGCCGCTTCCAATTCGGGCTTCAGAGTTCCGCGGCCGCACCCGTAGTCAAGCGCCTGGCCGGCCTTGACCGTCATGGCGAACTTGAGGATTTTTTCGGTCCAGTTGTGTCCGCCGCCGCCCCATTTGGTTGTTTCATGCATCTGGCGCAGCATTGATCGATATTGCGCCGAAGCCAGGTCTTCAGGGGTGAAAGAGTATGCGCCTTCGTTTTTCATGAACATTCCAATATGCCCAAGGTCAAGCGCGTGTTGCGCCCCGGCCAATCGAGCGGCAAGGACAGTTCCCGCCGCGCCAAGCGCGATAATGACCGCATCATAAGGTCGACGCAACACATGTCGCGTCAATTCGTCTATTTGTGCGTAGGCGTCGCGCTCATTCGCCGGAATGACCTCAACGCGCGCGGCGTCGGGGCTTATCACGTCGAACAGCGTCTTTTGTCCCGACACGTAAGCAACGCTCTTCCCTGCCCAAAGCGCCCTGACCGCTTGCCAATAGTCCGGCCGGTCAATCCATGGCGCGTTGTCCGGCCGTGTGATGAACGCGTTACCATACAGAAAGTCGGGTCGCATCATCCCGGAGTAAGCCCTGCCGGCATATGGGCGCCAGAATGCGGCGCGCGGCGTCGCGCCGAGAACGTCAGGAACGCAAGGCAAAAGCCGTGACGTCCGGCGGACCTGTAAAATCTCGCGCAACTCTTTCGCAAGCGTCTCGCTTCGCCTTTGTGTGACCGACGAAGAAACGCCGGTTGCAAGCCTTAGCTCGCCGTCTCCGAACCGCGCCAGCGACACCCCCGACCGTGCAACCGCGATTGTCTCGGCTTCGGTCATAACTTTAGGGTAGGTCATTTCAGAGCTTCCTCTAAAGTCGCCTTGCGGAAACATTTGAGAATAGACAACGGCGAGACGTTCACAACGTCAACCCCCGACGCTGCAATTTGTGGCGCAATTGTGGCAAAGGGCGTGGCGTAGCCTTTCAGAACCCCGGCTTCAGGATTTCGGAGCGGTTCCGGATAGTCCGAATGCCAGCGCCGTTTATGGCCATGGTGGCAAAAATCGAACCCTATTAGCACGATTTTTTGCGCTCCCCAGAGTAAGGCTAGCTGTAGCGCCTGAAAGCCGCTGTTGCCTCCCTGATGGATATTAGGCGGATGCGCGGTTGGCATGCCGGCGCCGGGGGTCGACGGGATGACCTGGACGCCGGGCGGCGGGGTGAGCTTCCCCCATCCCATATTTTGCGTCCATCGCTCCCCGGCGAACTCTTCAGGGGGCGGCGTTCTGTGTGTCCAGAACGCCGCGTCAGCCGCGTAAAGGACGTCAGCGAGCGGACATAACCGCCAGGACTCATTCACAACAATGAGGCCGGGAACACGGCAGCGAAGGCGCATTGCTTCGCCTGGCGTCGCCGACGGACCTGAAGCAATGATCCCGACGGTTTGACCTTGCCGGTTCATGCACGACTCTCACAAAAAAGGCGCGCACCGTGGTTGACTCCGGTGCGCGCCTCAGTGTCCGCGCGTCGCGGGGGAGGGGTGAACGCGCGGTTAGCTACTCAGCGTCGGTTACGGGTTGAACCGCGCACCGCGCCGAACGGCGTTCGTTATGTGCGAATTCGGCGAGTCTTGATCGGTGACCGTCGCGGAAAAGTGCGTGAAGGGGACGCCTGCCGAGAACTCGCCAAGGTCGGCCGAGAACGCCGAAACGATCACTTGATCGTCAGCGGTGACGGGGGAACCTACGTCGGTTGCGTTGGCGCCGGCGGCGCTTGTCGCTTTGCGAATCTGCACCGTAACGCCGTTTAACGGTGAAACGTCACCGGCGCGCGACGTCACCGTGTATTCGCGGTGTTGATCCATAGCAACCCAAGTCGCCGGGTCGGAAAGCAAAATGCCTTCTTCAGCAAGATTTTTAGCGTTCGACATTTAGACACCTACCCCGGAGGAAAGTTCGCGGCCGGGGTTGGGGAAATCCCCGGCCGCTGTTGAACGATTGACTTACGCGCCGAGCACGATGAACGGCGACACTTGGTAGCCGTTTTCGAGCGAAAGCGGCTCAGTAAGCGCCGGTTGTGCATCGTGGTTCGCGAAAATCTTGATGACGGTTTTGTTGTTCGCGAAGTAGACATGCTCAGACGCCGCAATGAACGGGCCGGAACCGTCTTTGATGTAGTATTCGGCGAAGTCGCAAAGCGCAACGTCCGCTTCTTCGCCCAGCGCCGGACTGCGCGCCGACCAAACAATCGGAATGCCGCCGAGCGTGTCCGGTGCGCCGTTTGCGCCGGCTTGGAACAAGAGCGCCCCGTCACCGATAGCCGGCGAGCCTTCGAGATTCCGAAGCGACATGACCTGTGGCATTGCTTCCAATGTCACAACCCAAGCGTAAGAGCCGCCTTCAGGGTTCCGGCGCGCCATCATGTTCTTATAGTCGGCGAACCCGAATTGACTGGCCGTCTCGCGCGCGACGACATAGCGGGCGCCGGCGACAAGTGCGCCGAGCGGTTGACCGCTTCCAGTTCCGCGAAGGAACTTCGTATCTTCGAAGGCGCGCGCTGCCGTTCCAAGCAGGCGCGTCAACAGCACAGCCGCGGCGGCGTAGTTCCGCAACAGTTTATCCGTGACCGTAACCAAGCCGGCCCATTCGACAGGTTCTATTGAAATTTCACGAAAGTTCGCTGTAGTCGACGGTTTCAGCCCACCCTCGCCGGCAACATAACCGACCTGGACGCCGCCGAACATGTTGCCGCTGCCGACTGAAGCGCGTTGGTCGAGCGCCGGGAACGTGATTTTTGCGTCGGGCGGGCTCCCCGCCGGAAGCACGGTCGCGCGGGAACGAACAATCGAACCCTGCGACGCCGCTTCGTAAATGCTCGCGCGGAATTGTTGCGGAACAAGAAAGCCGCCGGTCGGGCCGTCGTCCATACGCTGTTCGGCGCGCGGTTCATCGAATTGATGGAACTCAAGCCGCGGATCGTTTCGCTGGAAACGGACAGCGCAAGCGAACTCGCCGAAATTTTCGAACTCGCGGACCGCCGGCTCGCCGCCGGCGCGGGCGATAGGCGCTTGACGCCGAGCGGCGGCGCGCGAACGTTCGACGTCGGCGTGAGCCGCGGCGAGAGCTTCACGGCGCGATTGCGTTTCTTGGGTTCGCCGGCCTTCCGCTTCGCTTTCCGCGGCGCGTGCGGCGTCGAATTCAATCTGAAGCGTGTCAAATTCCGTCGCCTCAGCTTCCGTCATGTCGCGCTTTTCGTGTTCCGCGCGCGCGACAATGGCGTCCATTTCCTTGAGAATTTCCGCTGCCTTACGCATAACGGCTCACTTTCTTGCATTAATGGCGAGACGTGCTCGCCGGGTTGATGAATTACCCCTTGCCGGTCTTTCCCTGAAAAGGTCCGCCAGAGTGGAAACCCTGTCAATCATTTTCAGCGACCGCGCGGCATTGGTAGGGTAAACGCGGCCATATTGTTCACCGAATTGGTTCATGTCAACCCCCCTCGCGCGCGCCACGTCGGCGGCGAACAGGGAATAAACTTCGTCGGTAATGCGGGTTAGTTCGGCGCGGGCCGAATCGCTCAACGGTTTGAACTCTGACAGGTCGGTCTTGCTCGCCGGGGAGCTAATGTCAGTCACCGTCACGCCGTCGCGGTCAGCCATGCGGCTTAAGTCGAAATGGCGCACGCGGGCACCGACGGAACCGACAAGCGCATGATCTGTCGCGACGATTTCAGACGTTGCCGATGCCAACCAATAAGCCGCCGAGGCGGACAGATAGTTGACCATTGTAATGATTTTTTTGCGCTTACCAAGCTCACGCAATTCGGCGGCGGCTTCCGCGACACCGAACGCCGACCCGCCCGGCGAGTGCATTAGCAGGATAATTCGCGAAACGTCAGGGTCTTCAACCGCGGCGCGAACCTGACCGAGCACGGCCGGAAGCGACGCAATGCGAATACCGAATAACGCGAAGATTGCCGGGACCGCGAACGGCGTAATCGGTCCAACAATCGGAATAACCGCCGTTCGCTGACCTTCCGGAACGTCTTGCCCGTCGTTCGTGACAACGAATGCACGAGCGTCGGCGCCGTCGCCTAGCACAGTCGCTTCAATGTGGTCTGGACCTGGCAACGCGCAATCTAACGGAGTCGACCCCTCAAGCATCGTTTCGCCGAGCCGCGCGAACGATTCCAAATCAATGCAAAGCGGCCCCCAAGCTGACAGAGCTTGCGTGAAATCGTTTGTGAGCCGCGCGGCGTCAATCGGCGTCTTGGTCTTTGGCATTCGGCTCGGTCCTGTTGTTTTGTTGCGGTTGCGGCGGCTTTGTTCCGTCTTGCAAGTTGCCAGGAATTAGCGGGACGTCACCGCCGGGGAGCGGGTTGTCACCTTCCATAGAACGCGCTTCGTTTCGTGTCAACGTTCCGTTTTTGACGCGAATGTCAATGTACGTTCCGCGCGCCATCATATCGCCGCGCAACAGCACGCCGCTGTTCATGGCGACATGCAAGCCTGCGTTACGTTCGGCAGGCGTCAAAAGCTTGCGCGTCAACTCGCCGGCCCAGCGTAAGCTTTGTGGTTGAATGGCCAGTTCAACAAAGCCGATTTTCAGCTGTTCAATGCCGGACCCCCAAGCCGTGGTTGCGGCCGGATCGATAAACACGGCAGGAACGCCCCAAAACCTACAGATTTCATGCACCGTGAAACCGCGAGTTTCGAGATATTGGCTATCGTGTTGCGACAGGGTGACCGGGATATATTTGACGCCAGGGTCTAAGACCTTCGGCATGTGTGCGCGGTCCGGCCCGCCTTGACCGCTCAGCGCCTCGCTCGCCGCGTTCTCTTGCTTGGCGCGCTTAGCGCGGGCGCTTGTGTCCGCCGGTTGCATAAAGAAGCCGCCGGAGCGTCCGTCATTTTGGAAGAATGTCGCGCCGTATTTCTCAGCGGCGAGACCGAGCCCAACCGCCTCGCGCGCGGCTGTCACCGGCGACAGGCCGACAACCCCGCGTGTCGCGTGTCCGCGAATGTGCGCGACGTCGCTAGGGTCATATTCGTATTGTTGCCCGCGATACGTGACGCGGTATTTTTCAACAAGATCGTAAGGCGTGTTTTCCGCAAGAATGACGTCGGTCGCATCAGGCGGAAGGAAATAAAGCGCCGTCGGCGCACCGCGTTCGTCGCGCAAAATGCGAAGATAAGTGTTGCCGGTCAGTTCGATTTGTGACTGCCCGGTGTAAAGTCCCATCTGTGTGCTTTGGTCGGGGTTAAACCCTTCCGCCAGCAATCGCGCAACCGGATGGTCAGTAACCGGCGTGTTGACCGCGCCCTCTTTTCGAAACAGGCCGACCGGCAACTGCGCGACCGAGTCGGATTTCAACCGGACGCAAGCCCAAACCGCCGACAGGGTTTGAGCGGCATATTCGTCAACTTGAATTCCTGCGTTTGTTGAGCGGCCAAGCCATCGGAGCATCGGCCATTGGCGCACGTCGCCAGGTCCAGACCACATTGAAGCGACGGCGCTGAAGGCCGATTGTGCGCCGCGAGAAAGAGTGTCCAGAATGTTCATTTTTGGTTAGCGGGAACTATTTCCCATAGGTCCGCATCGTCTGTCAAGTGCTCATCGCAACCCCCCGCCGCCATGACAAGGGCGACAATTCCGTCGATACGGTCGGCGCTCGCTTCCTTTGAAGGTTTGATATTGTCGGCATGGTCTTCCACAACCGCCACATTGCTTGCGTTCCAGCGCATGACGGGGTGTCCGCCATGATCGAGACGCTGCAACAGGACCGACCGCTCAAGCCATTTGGCCGGGCCGGACATGGACGCGAACCCCTGACCGAAAAGCGCGGCGTCTAACCCTTCGTCGTTCAAGTTGACCGTAAATTGCGTCGCGTTCCATCGGTCGACCATAACCGCCGCCAGGTCGAAGTCTTCCGCGTCTTGAAGCAAGGCTTTGTGAATTGCGTTTTGGTCGATTACGTCGCCAGGCGTCGCTATGATTGCGCCGGCGCGCTCCCATTTGTCAAACGGCTGTTTGTCAATTCGAATCCTATCGTTCATCCGCGCGCGCGGAATCCAGAAGTCGGAAAGCACGCGCCAGAGCTTGACCGTGGCAATTGACCCGTCTGTCATTTGAACGTCAACGGTCGGGTCGTCGTCTTCAGGCGGGAAGAGCAACACGCGCGACGTGAGGTCGGTAACGGCCGACAGGTCAACCCCGGCGACGCAGCGCCGGCCCTTCATGCGTTCTCGCATTGTGCGCCAGTCGGAATGTTCGCACGCATCCCAGCGCGTCATATTAAGCCAACGCGTATCCTGTTCAACCCAAAGGTTTAGGTGATACTTTTTGAAATTGTTTTCTTGTCGGGGCGAGCCTTGCGCGCGGGCGCATTCCGACTCTAGGTATGACTTCTTGGGCGTGACCGGATAATTCGGGTTCGCGTCGCTCCAAGCCTCTTCCGTTGTCCAGTATTCAGTATCGGTCTTGTTGCGTTCGGCGTCGGCGCTCGCAATGACGACATAAGTTGACGGGTCAACCACGTCGCCGGCTAAGATTGCCTCGCAAGTCTGATAGTATTCCCAACCCGGCCCCTTCTTTTTGCCGGCGGTCGAAACGAAAATGTCTAGCGGTTGGTTGCGGTTCCCTTCCGCCTGGTGAACGAACGTGTAAAGTTCATCGTCGGGCCATTCGTGACACTCATCCGCAAGAATCCCATATGTCACAAGGCCGTGCTTACCAGTCGGCTTGCCGGTTAGAATGGCGATTTTCGACGCGGTCGAGTGATACCAAATGTGATTTTTATATGCGGTCAGTTCCGTTGACAGTTCGTCGCTTGCGACGACCATTGAAACGGCGCGGTCAAAAATGATGCGCGCTTGGTCTTCATTCGTCGCAATACAATAGACTTCCGCCGCCGGTTCGTCGTCGCCGAGCAAAAGCAACAGACCAAGACCGGCGGCGAATTCTGAATTGTGTGTAGGAACCATTCCCAACCCGCACCTAAACAACCCGGTGGGATTGTCGACGGTTATACAACGTAATGGCCGGGACGGAACGGGTTGAATATCGACAATTTGTGTTGTCAGCTCGCGCCGAGTTTTGACGCTGCGGCGCGTGTGGTTCGTCGTTCCGAACACATTGTCACCGAGCGACGCCGAGAATTGAACACGCCAAATCGGACCGGACGGACGGCCTTTGCGTGAGCCGTCACACTCAGTAAGCGTAACTTTGAACCCAAGCGAACGTGCAAGGGTCGTTATGTCACGCGCGAGGGCCGGGAAAACGGACTCTATTTGAACTTGCGACCCTTGAACGAACCCGTCCGTATCGATAATACCACGCAACAATTCCCGACGGTCAGCGACGGACGCCCACAAATATCGTTCTGGAATATGTTTGTTTCCAAGCGCGCCGATTTCACGAAGTTGTGTCCGCAACCCTTTGAAACGAACCGCAGTGCACGACCGACCCGGCCGTTGCGTCAGTTCATAACCGTGTGTGCCGAGCCGCGTCATGATTTCAGGGCGGTCGCGGTCATTTAGCGTAATCGTCCCGTCCGCTGACGTCCCGTCGCCAAGCCAAAGACCAAACAAATAAGGGTCAATTGGTAGTTCGCCTGACCCGCCTTGATTCGGCCCTGTGGAACGGATGGAGTATTTATGTCTTCCACCTTTGCCACGCCACTTAACGCCCCGCGCGAACATTTCGGCGACTGTAAATGTCCGCGCAACACGCTTGCCGTGACTCTTGGTTTCAACAGCCCATTCATGTGAATGGCCAGCCACAACACTAGTTCCGTCAGAAAATGCAATTTCATAACAGTCTTGGTCGCGTTCAACGGCGTAAGCTGCGACTACACGCACCGCGTCGCCGTATTCGCTAAAAACTAAATCACCTTCGCGCAAATCGCCCATTTTCCGCCACCCGCCGGGGGTCGGAATAGGTGTGTCTACGTCCAAAAATTTTCCGAATTTGCGGGGAACCCAGATAAAGGCAACGCGAAACCGCCGCGTTCCGTCGTCGGTCCGTTTCCAGCCGAACAGGTCGCGAATGATTGTCTCTTGTAAGTCTGCCGGTTCGAACGGGCGCCCGGCCCACTCGCCGACGGTAAGCGTTAGCTTCTCACGAAAGAAGGCAACAGCCGCGTCCGCCGCCGAAGCGTCGAAATAATAGCGCCCACCCTCTTCGGTTGGAATTGTGCGGCGGATCATTCGATAATCTCACGCACAACCTTACAAAATTCCGCCGCTTGAGGCGCTACGATAGCGTTTCCATAACCGCGCAATCGTCCCACTCTGGCGGCAGCCCCATTAACCAGCGGGAATGAGCCGGGCTCAACCGGCCGCCACTTTCCATCTCGGCAGTAGAGCCAATCAGCATCTCTCCAGAGGCCGTTAAGCGGGCCGGGACGTCCGCTGGCGCCCAATTCACCAAATCGGCTTGCCTCACCAGACACGCGCAACCGTGCTTCGTGCCGTGCTTCGCTTTCTGCGTTGCCGATCGGCCTTGCGCGTCGTGCGCTTGGGGAGTTGTCCAGCCCGATAGCGTCGCCACCTGATTTAGGCTGACCGTTGCTTTCGATCCGTCCGCGCGCTTCCCCGTCGCGCTCACGCCCTTCGCCATCTGCGATCCGGTCGCGTTGCCTGTTGTTGGCGTCGGCCACCCGCACATCACAACCACTTCGTTCAGGGGCGCGGCGCCGCCGCGCCCCTGAAACTGCGCCAGGTCGTGACACGCGCCCTTGTGATCCCTCGATTGCGGAGACGGCCACCCAATACAATCTTTGGCGCCAGTGCGGCGCGCCGAAGCCCGCAGCGCAGGTATCGAGCGCCCCAAAGGCGTAACCCGCCTCTTCCATGTCAGTTTGCACAAGGTCGAGCCAATCAAGTCCGTCTTTGCTCGCAACCTGTTCGCCAATGACAAGCTCAGGGCCGTGGGCTCGGATGAGATGATGGAAGGCGGGCCATAGGTGCCGCTCATCAGCAAACCCGCCGCCTTTGCCTGCCGCGCTGAAAGGTTGGCAAGGGCATGATCCGGTCCAGATTGATGCATTGTCTTTCCATCCTGCCTGCCGCAACGCGTACGACCAAACACCGACGCCAGCGAAAAAATGACATTGTGCGTAACCGCCTAGATCACTTGGCTTCACGTCACGAACATCGCGCTCATCAACATCGCCGGGCGCAATATGCCCGCCTGCAATTAGGCGGCGCAACCATTCCGCCGCGAACGCATCGTTTTCATTATAATAAGCGAGTTTAGACACATTCAATCCGTAAACGGCGTTGTGACTGTGAACTCCCAAACGCCAGGCGACACTTGCGTAAAGCGTGTGAGACGCGCCGACGCCCAGCATTCCGGTTCCTTATCGGTAAAGCCGCACGGTAATGCGCGCAAGATTGCGCGCAACTGTTCGTCGTCTTCAGTAAAGGCGGGTTCGAATGAGCCGCGTTCCGAACCGCAAGCAATTTGACGCAGAAACTTCACCCGCCCGCTTGTTTCAGTGTCGGCGTATGGGCGCGGCTGACCGGAATAAATGTGTTCAACCTCAATCCGAATCATTTCGGATCGCCTTGTTTCAGGAAGCCGCCGACGCTGCGGCGCCCCTTGACGCGGTTCTTGTCTTTAACCTGGCGCGCCAGGTCGCGCGTTAGATCGATATAGGATTGAGGGTCAAGACCTAGCGCCTTTTCCAGTGAGCGAATTGAACGCTCAATGCTGTCGCGCGCCGTCACGCATGGGTTGAGCTTCGGTTGGCCGAACCGGTCCGTGATCGCGTGACCCTCTTCGGAGATATTGTCGGTTAGTTCGATCCACTCTTGAAGCAACTGACAATATCGAGCGAGCGCGGTCAGGTCTGACTTGGCGACAACGCGCACGCGCGTAAGCAATTCAACCGCGGCGTTCCACGCCGGGCGCGCGTTCTCAGTCAGCCATTTAGGCGGGTCTGTGTCCGGCTGTTCGACCTCTTCCGCCGGGGCGGGTTTGGCGCGACTGAGCGGACCTTTCGGATCGTGGCGGGGAGCTTGCGGCATTCCCCAGATGGTTAACCACGCGCGGGGGAATTGTCAAGCGCGGGTTAGCGTTGTGGGGGAATGGCCCAAGGGCGCGACGTAATCCAAACCGGGCCGGCAGCAATGACCTGGCGGAACTCACCCGGCGTCGCGTATTGCAGCCCGCCTGGCGGCTGTATCGACCCGGCGACATACATAGGCGCCGCCATCGGAGCGGCGAGCAAGCCGGAAAGAAGGGCGCGGCGGTTCATATTTGGAGCATGAACCGTCGCGGGAAGGGTGTCAAGTTCAATTGCGCTTCCAAGACTTCACAACGCGATTCACAGGGCGAATGCCGTTCGCTTCGTCGCCGTGAATATATGGACCGATAAGCTCGCGTCGCATTACAATTCCGCTTTTATAACGCAACGGAATCTGATGATAGTGAGCTTTTACCCATGTAGCGGGACGCGTTGACGTTTTATCTACAACGTCGCTTTTATAGCGCCGGCCGTAACGAGACAAACTCACACGAAACGGACCCTCGCGACACGCATCGACGTTGCCGAGCGCCCGACCTTTCGCACGTTCACAATCAACATATTCAGTTTGCTCAAACAGTGCGTTGCGTTGAATGGCAATGTTGAAGTCTAATACACTAAGCCAGACGCTTGCGCCTATCTGGTTTAGTGTTAAACCGTTCAACACGCCGGTAGTCATATATTGTACCACCTTAATTGGGTCTGCAACGTTGTTTTCATCATAAACGGCAAAGCCGGCCCAACACTCGCCAGGAGCAAAACCTTCTTTGTTTAGAGAACGCAAATCAAGGAGCTTCAAATCTTTCGGATGAGCTTCCGCACTCAGAAAAAGACGAACAAGCACGCATTTAGCGTTAGAATCTATGTCTTTTGGTATTGTGTAACTCGCGACGCGCTCTAACACTGACCGAGCGTTTTCGACAGTACTTGTTTCTGTATACGTCCCTTGACGTGTGCGGAGGCGTATTTGCTTTTCTGGCGTCCGCTCCCAGCCCGAGACAGATTCGCGCCAAAACGTCTCAAACGGTAACGCTTCAAAATACTGCACTGAAACTTCACATCCCAACTCTACACGAACGTTACTAGCAACATTCATTACGTCGTCGTCGACCAAATAAGTCCGATCCGGTTTGACGTCGAATTCATCCGCGACAAGGTCGAGAAGCTGACAAGGGTTCGTCATTGCAGCGCTTCCGCTCGCTTCATTGCCATGTTGGCCGCGCGCTTGCTGTTCGTCGCGCGCAGCACGCGAGCATAAATTAGCTCTGGCGTTTCCGGCTCCGGTCTAGGCGGCGGTTTGCCAATGTCCAATTCTTCAAGCTCGCCGTCGACCTCCGGCGGTAGGGTTCGCGGGCCGGCGTAGCCGCCGACACCTTCCGCGCCGTGAACAACCGGGGGCGTTGTCCGCGAAAGCGACCATTTGCGCGGCGTGTCCGGTAAACCGTGACGACACCAATTGTTAACATGGTCGATAATCAATGCGTGACGCTTGCCCGGCGCCGGGCGCATGGCCCGACCTACCTGTTGAAGGTGCAGACCGAGCGAAAGAGTCGGACGGGCGAGGCTCACAACTTCCACGCCGGGGACGTCGAGACCTTCTCCGAACAGGTCCACATTGACAATTTGGAGAATGTCACCGGCGCGGAACGCATACATTGCGTTTTGACGTTCACGCGGCGGGGTTTCAGCGTGTAGACAACGCGCCGGGATACCCCGGCGATTAAACCGCCGGGCGATTGTTTCCGCGGTAGCAACGTCGGTTGCGAACGTCAAACCCCTCTTGCCGTTCGCAAACCGCATATAGTTCCCGACAATATCGCCGACAATTTGCGATTCTTTGGCGCGTTCACGCAGCGCCCGCATGTCGAAGTCGCCCATGGGGGTTACCCGAACCGCGCTAACGTCAATGTCAGAAGGTTGCGAGACGATCTTATATTGGGCAAGCCAGCTGTCGGCTATCAATTCCGAAACACTCGGCCCGACAACCATTGTATCGAACACGCCGTCGGCGTCTCGGCCTAACGCCTTACCATCGCCGCGCACTGGCGTTGCGGTGACGCCGAGACCGCGAGCGTTGCGAAACAACCCGACCGCTTCCGCCCATTTGTTGCCAGAAACAACGTGCGCGGCTTCGTCGATGATCCACAATTCGACGTTTTTTGCTTTGTGCGCGGCGTCGTATCCGCGCGCGTTTAGCGTGTCCACGCTGGCGACAGTCACACTAGACTTACAGTCTAGGAACTCACGGCGAAATTGTCGGCGATGCTCAATGCGGCATGCGGTGCGCGTACTATTTGGCGCAATGATATGATGCAAAACCCCTTCCTGTGCGAGCGCCGACGACAGTTGTGTCACAAGTTCGACGCGGTGCGCAATGACACAAACGTTTTCTTTCTGTTTGCGCACAATGTCAGACAGAGCGACAGTCTTGCCGGCGCCGGTCGGCATTACCGCCATAACATTGTCAGACCGCTTCCACGCGCGTTCGACGTCGCGAACAAGTTTACTCTGATATGGACGTAATTTATACATGCCGCGCTTCCCTATACCAATACCCATAAACGCACCGCGTTCCGCCCCGAGTCGGGTCATGCGTGTCATGGATCACGCCGTCGACCACTGCCGCAAAGTGACATGACACGCGACAGATAATGACCCCGCTTGGCAATTCCGACGCCGTAAGATGCACTTTGCAACCCGTCCCGACGCCCATTGTCGCGCGCCAGCGCCAGCCGAGCGTTTCCATGAGCTTCATCATGGTTGGTTGCCAGACGCCGCTGTCCGGTGTTGACCTGCCGGCTTTCTGACGGCGCTTGCTTATTCGTTCGCGCTCACCGAACGCCGTAACCAGGACACACGCGGCCTCATAGTTCGACTTGGCGGATGCCGGAATAGTGTCCGGCCGCGTTCCATAGTGCGCTATCGAGATTGCCCGCACGGCGCAATCGCGCGCCTTGGTTTTGTGGCCAGATGCGGCGCGACCGCCGTCATTGAAAACAAGACGGTTCACAACGTCGCCTCAATATAGTCAATCAGCGCACGGTATTGGCGCGCGTGTTCATTGTCACCGTGTGTGCGTGCGATGCGTTGGCGCAACACGTCGGTTGAAATGCCAACCTGACAACCGACGTACCACGTCAGACCGGACGCTTTACGGACAACGGTTAGAAACCCAGAGCGCGACCCAATTGGTCCAATGGTCCGCCACGGTTCACGCTCGCCGATGCGGGCGCACTCGCCGATGCTGGCGCCTGCTGCGCCGATGCTGGCGCGTGCGCCGATGCGGGCGCACGCGCCGATGCGGGCGCACGCGCCGATGCGGGCGCACGCGCCGATGCGGGCGCACGCGCCGATGCGGGCGCACGCGCCGATGCGGGCGCACTCGCCGATGCTGGCGCGTGCGCCGATGCTGGCGCACTCGCCGATGAGGGCGTAAGGGCCGATGAGGGCGCGCTCGCCGATGCTGGCGCCATAGCCGATGCTGACGCACTTGCCGATGCTGACGCACTCGCCGATGCGGGCGCCATAGCCGATGCTGACGCACTCGCCGATGCTGTCGCACTCGCCGATGCGGGCGCACTCGCCGATGCTGGCGCCTGCGCCGATGCTGGCGCCAGCGCCGATGCTGGCGCCATAGCCGATGCTGACGCACTCGCCGATGCTGGCGCCATAGC